TGTAGGTACAATGTGTACTGGTGCTAGATCATGTCCTACTATTTCTTCCACTGTATAGTCTCCGCCTTTTACTATTAGATCCGGTGATAATTTTTTTATCAAATTATACGGTGTATCTTCATCAAATATTATAACATCATCTACATAAGGAATCAAGAGTAATTGTTCTTTTCTTGTGTCTAAATTATTAAATGGTCTGTCTTGTCCTTTGATACGTTTTACACTTTCATCGCTGTTTAAACCAACAATAAGTTTGTCTCCTAAACTGCGAGCTTCTTTTAATAGTATGAGATGACCTTTGTGTAAAACGTCAAAACAACCATTAGTGAATACAATTTTTTCTTGTAGATCTTTTTCTTGCAACTTGTAAGTACCTACATGCTTAACACTTTCAGTACTACCTTTTACTGCAATTTCAATACATTTTTTATAAGAATAATTTTTTGTAAGTCCGTAAACAAAACCTGCAATAAAGCAATCACCTGCTCCAGTTACATCACTTACCTCAACTTTTTCTACAGGTACGGCATATTCTACACCATCAATTTTTGCCACAACTTCTTTATCTGCGTTAGTAGTAATAATATTGCTATCCCAAGAATTAAATCCTAGATCATTGTACTCTTTTCCGTTAGGTTTTACTAGCCATGCACCTCTATAATTGTAAGCATGTCTTTTAGGATCAACTATAACTTTGCAACCAAAAGAATTTAAATGTTCTATAATTTTTTCTGCTTCGTCCAATACACCCTTATTATAGTCACTTAGTATAACATAATCAAAATCTTTGAAACTTTTATTTCGTATGTTTTCCCAAGCATCTTCAGTATGAAAATCTTCATCAATACGTGTAATGTAATGTCCGTCACACATTACTCTTGTTTTGACACTTCTAGGGTTTGACAAATCCATTAGTTCTACATCAACGCCTAATGATGCCAAATTTTCTTTTACAAGACCTGCACCGCCTAATGATGTTTTCATTTCTTGCAAATTCACAACTGGTACAGGCGCTTCGGGACTTAATCTAGTAGAAGTGCCAAAAACATATTTGTCTAATATTGTGTCTCCAAGGACTAATACTTTTGCCATTATTTCTCTAGTAAATTTATTAATTCAAAAACTGTTTGTAACTTAGTTTGATTAGTTTTGCTTTGTAAGGTATTTCTTAAACCCATGTGTAAAGGTTTAGGCCATTTACCAAAGCTAACCCATGCATATCCGTCATGTTCGTCATTGAGCTTTGGAATAAATTCTTGTTTTATTACACATAGATATGTGTGGAAATTAAATTTTTCATCATTAGACACAAATGTTTCTAAAGGAATAGATTTTATTATGTCAGGATTGAATCCAAGTTCTTCGTTTACTTCACGCTGAAGTGTTTTCCATGGAGTTTCTGCAACTTGGCCTTTGCCGCCAACCAGACCCCATACATTGTTGTGTTTTGATTTTGTTCTATGGAGCATTAAGAATCGCTTAGTATCTAAAGCATAAAACAGAGCTCCGCTACATGATATATCCGGCATGTAACTACTTATTTTATGTTACTATGCGCCAGCTTCCGTTGTGGTATTCACCTTCAAAACTTAGGATCCATTCATCGTCAACATATTTGTATTGAACCCCTGTATTCAGGTTTGTTGTGTATACAATGTTATTTTCAGCATTAGCACTAGCATCAAATACTATTTCCCATGCTGATCCATTCCATTCTATAATATCATTTGCTCCTGCACTAAAATCACTGTTATCATCATTTTTCCATGCATCTGGACCATCTGTATTTTCGCTACTTCCTATAGCATTTAATACAAGTAAACGTATTCCAGTTTGTTTTGATTGTGTAGGATTAAATTTCATAGGGTCTATAATATAATCAATAGTTCCACTAGTTTTAGTAGGTCCTTCAAAAACAGTGTTAGAAGGAATAGTATCTGTGTCCCAATTTACAATTAATTGTGTAGGATCTAATTCATTTATTGCTACTGTTCCATTTACACTACTAGCCAAATCTGTTCTTTTTAACTGTAGTTGTGTAACACCAGCAGTATATTTTCCAGGTATTGCTTTAAAGTATTCAGCCCACTCTTCTACACCAGTTTGTCCATTTTCACCTAGCGTTGCTGTATTACCTAAAACAATTAAATCATAATTTTTGTATGTGGTGCTTATTGTAGTGTCATTTTGATTTTTACTTAATTTTGTACTTGATTTTGTTCCGTCAGCACTTTCATTTATTGTACTTTCTGCTTCTAAGTCTTGACTATCGTCATACGCTCCAAGTGTAGCTTTGTCATTACCTAATTTAATTGTTCCGTTACTTTCGTCGAATATACTCATTATTACATTTGTAATTACACCCATCTTTTTAACTTTTACAGGTGGAGAAATGTATATAGGTGTTGTAAATGTAAGCGAACCTACATCTATTTCACTTTCTGTTCCTACTGGTATACTTCTGCTACTAAAAGTTACACTGTCTAAATTTACTACTGTTAAACTTGTCCAGTCAATGTAGTTGTCTGTAGTTTGTATTTCTAAACTAGGATTAAACAACATTAATATTTGTTCCATTATTTGTAACTTTTGATCTGTATTAGTTGACCATATATCTGCTTTGATTGATAAATTATATGGTGTAGGCATAAGTCTTTCAATTGTATAATTTTTACCTTGCGTATTCAAATATTGGTTGTTTGTTGTATCAAATTCTCTTTCTCTAATATGTACTTTACTTGTATATGATGGATCAGCAGTTCTATCTCTGTCAATAGCAAGATCGGTTACATAAACACCTATTCTTGGTGCACTTGGTATCTTGTTCTCTGAATTATCTCTAATAATATGTGCAACTTGACGTGTGATATCACCATACATTACAGGAACTTGACGCAAGTCTCCGTCTCCATCTTTGTACGAAAAATTACTCAACATACGAATAAGTTGTGTAATATATCTTCTTATTTGTCCATCATAAAAATGTTGCATTAGTTATCCGCCTTAGGTCGTAGTGCAGATGATAAACTTTGTCTTTCTTTAACTGTTTCACCACCAATTTGATTTTCTTTAGTATTGTTAATAAATCCAGTTTTTTGAGTTTGTCTATTATCTGTGTTAGTCATAGTCATTCTTACATCATCTTCCATCTTGACCCAGCGTTGACCGTCATATCTAAATAATCTATTTGGCATATAATCTGTTCTCAAATAATAATCACCTTCAACACTTGCAGTAGGAAAACTGATTCCATGTCCAAACAATTCGCCGTTTGGTGCAATACCATCTCCAATAAGATATCCTTTATATCCTTCTCTTTCAGGTGTTTGATCTAATCTACTTGCGTCAAAATTTGTTGTATCTACACTAGCATCTACATCTGTAATATCCGCTGTAACTAATTCAGGCTTGCCAGAATCGTCAACTTGTAGTGTATATAGATGTGATGTATCATAACCAGACTTAGGAGCATCTGCTTCTGCTTGTGCAATAACAGCATTATTAATTTGCATCTCTTTTTCGTATGTACTAAGCACATCTCTAAGTGTTTGATCACTGCCTTCTTCTGCAGGTAAATCTAAAATTTCTTTGTACTCTTGACTATCAACAATTTGTTTTAATTTTAATCTATAAAGATGTGGATACCATGTAGGTGAAAATCCTTCGCTTGCTCTATTGACATCTTCTACTACATAAAATCTTTTCAATGCTGTAGAATAATCATTCAATGCAAATTCATCTTTAAGATGGGGTAATTCAATAACATCACCAGACATAATTTTTCTACCAATTGCTCTTACACTATAATTGATAGGAACTGTCATAAAAAGTGTGTCATTTTGTAAAAATAATCCAAATGCACTAAGATCAAAATCTACATCTTGCACATTGTAAATACCACGCAGTGTATATACATCTGGATCGTATTTTCGGTCTCTATTTTCAAGGAAAATCATATCTTGTATGTTAGTTTCCTTAACTGCATCATATCGAGGTGCACCAGCAGTAGCATCAGCTTCGTCTGGATTCTTAGGACCTAAATATTTGTGTAAGAATACATCTGTACCACCAACAGTGAACATTTCTGTAATAGTTCTGTCTAGAAAGTTGTAATCTTTACCTTTTTCTGGTTTATATAATGATAGTCTTGGCATACACATATTTATCGTAACGATAAATAGTATATACGGAGTAACTCGCATGGCAGACCTAAAAACAATGAAAAAAGAAGTATTTGATTACGTTGAAGCATTTCTCGGCGGAGGAATGGTAGATGTTGAACTAGATCCAGTTCACTATGAAACTGCACTAGCAAAGGCACTATCAAAATTTAGACAGCGTTCTGATAACAGCGTAGAAGAATCCTATCTTTTCTTAAACACAGTTTTAGATCAAAATGAATATACTTTACCAAATGAAGTTGTAGAAGTAAGAAAAATATTTAGAAGATCTATTGGGTCAAGAACAGGCGGCGGCGATGGGGGAACAATATTTGAACCCTTTAATTTGGCATATACAAACACATATCTATTAGCAAGTTCTAACACTGGCGGATTAGCAACATATAATATGTTTGCTCAATACCAAGAATTAGTTGGACGTATGTTTGGATCGTTTATAGAATTTAATTGGAATACAACAACTAAAAAATTAACATTATTACAGCGTCCTAGAGCAGAAGAAGAACTATTGTTGTATGCATACAACTATCGTCCAGATTCTCAACTGTTAGAGGATTATCTAGCAAAACAATGGATTAAAGATTATACACTTGCAAGTTGTAAGTTTATGCTAGGAGAAGCACGTAGTAAATTTGCTACTATTGCTGGTCCTCAAGGAGGCTCTGCATTAAATGGTGATGCACTAAAAGCAGAAGCACAAGCTGAGATGGAAAAATTAGAAGCAGAAGTATCAACTAGTGTACCAGGCGGCGTAGGATACGGATTCACAATCGGCTAAAAATTACTTGACATTTAGATAAATTTCTTATATAATATTAATTCTACAGTGGAGTTTTATATATGATTATAGGAATTTGTGGTTTAATAGGTAGCGGTAAAGGTACAGTTGCTGACATATTAGTTGACCATTTTGGCTATACAAAGATATCATTTGCAGACAAGTTAAAGGACGGAGTATCAACTGTTTTTGGTTGGGACCGTGATATGCTTGAAGGTGATAATGATAAAAGCAGAGTATGGCGCGAACGCAAAGACGATTTTTGGTCTGCCGAAACAGGCACTACAATTACACCACGATTAGTCCTACAACTATTTGGTACAGAATGTATGCGTAATGGATTTTATGATGGCATATGGGTTAGCCTTGTTAAAAAGCACATTATAGACAATCCTGACACAAATTTTGTAATCCCAGATGTACGCTTTGATAACGAAGCAAATATGATCAAAAGTATCCACGGCGAAGTATGGCGTGTAAGACGCGGCCCTGATCCTGTATGGTTTAGAATGTATCAAGATATAGGCGTAGAACCTAAAGATGTACATCCATCAGAATGGAAATGGGCTAACGTTAATTTCAACAATACTATTGATAATAACGGAACAATAGAACAACTTAAAAGTCTGGTACAAGGTCACCTTGCCGCCAGCGAACGCCTTCACGGTAAAGTACTCGTTGGCAATTAGCACATATTGTTTTTAGATTAGTTACTCTACAATTATTAAGATCACCGTCTATATGATAAACGTCTAGTTGCTTATCATCTATTGCCTTGAATCCGCATTTTTCACAGTTTGTTTTTTTAGAATATCCTGCTTGTTGCCATCTAGGTATACCATATTTTATTTTGCCGTGATGCAAACATACATCACATTGTTTTCTATAATAGGTTTTATTACCTTTTTTATAATTTATTGCGGCTGGTCTAAAACCGCATTTACATAAAGGGCGCATAACACTATTTAAGTCTATGCTACCCTTTTTACCACCTTTTCTTAGGTATATAACAGGCTATTTTGTTTTAGAATGTATAAATACATGTAATAACAAAATGCGTACAGGAGAAATATCATGGCATTAGTATCACCAGGTGTACAGGTCAGTGTAATAGACGAAAGTTTCTACACCCCTGCAGAACCGGGAACAGTTCCAATGATCTTTGTAGTATCTGCAGAAAGCAAAACTAACGGTGCAGGAACAGGCATCGCAACTGCTACTACAAAAGCAAACGCTGGTAAGCCTTTCTTGGTTACATCACAGCGTGAACTTACAGATCTATTTGGAGATCCCAACTTTATAGTAGATTCAAATAACAATCCAGTTCATGGCGGAGAGCTAAATGAATATGGATTACAAGCGGCTTACTCATACTTAGGAGTAGCAAGTAGAGCTTATGTTGTAAGAGCAGACATTGACACAGGTCAATTGAATGCATCTTCAGAAGCACCAAGTGCAAATCCAGCAGATGGAACATATTGGTTAGACACACAAATATCAAGATACGGTATTTTTGAGTGGAACGGAAATGCAATTACAACAACAGGCGGACAAACATTCACAAACAAAGTACCTACAGTAATTACAGATGTTACAAAACTAGTAGGTGACAGTGCAACTGGAGATCCAAAACCTTCAACAGGTGCTATTGGAGAGTATGCATTAGTAGCAACTAGTACATGGAACAGACTATACTACAAAAACAAGAACAATGCTTGGGTAAAAGTAGGTAGTGCGGCATGGAAAAATTCATGGGATACAGTACAAGGTAGTGTTGCATCTAATGCGGCTACATTTACTTTAGGTGATGCACTAACACTTAACGGTGAAACAATTACTTTCACAGGTACCACATTAACACAAGTTGTTGCAGACATCAACGCTGATACAGCGACTACAGGTGTTACAGCGGCTATTGAAGATAACAAATTAACACTTTACAGTAACGGATCATACACAGGCGGCACTGGCGATATTGACATTGCAGATAGCAGTGGAACTCCGTTAACTACATTAGGCATTACAGCAGGTAGCTATTATGCACCAGCTCTAAGTATTGCACCACATACAAGTGTTCCTGAATTTAAAGACACTGATACAAACGCAAGACCTACAGGATCAGTTTGGTTTAAAACTACAGATCCAAATCTAGGTGCTAAAATCCGTGTTAAGGTTTGGAATGATACTACCAAACTTTGGGAAGACAGTGCTGTTCCACTATATGCGGACAATACAACTGCTTTAAACACATTAGACAAAACAGGCGGAGGTCAAAATCTTGCTGTTGGTACACTGTACGCTCAAACCAACATCAGCGAAGATTCACCTAACTTGTTTGACTTTAAAATTTACAGAAGAAACAGCGTAAATCCAACTACAATTACTACTAAGAAAATTGAAACTGGAACTATTGGCGCTGGAGCTCATCAGTTTGGAATTGCAGAATCTACAGTAGGTTCTTCAAGCCTAAGCACAACTTACACAATTAATGTAACTTGTGATGGTACAACTGGCGATGCAGAAACTATCGTTGAGGGCATCAACGGCGCTGGAATGGCAAACGTTTCTGCAACTGTAGACGCACAAAACAGAATTGTTATTTCGCACAGCAAAGCAGGTGACTTTAGATTAATCAACACAGCTACTTTCCTTACAACACTAGGATTAAGTGCATTTGTTGATGCAAACACAGGTACACCAAACTTATATGCGGCACCATCAGGTGATAGCACATATGACTTTGTTGCAAGTAACTGGAAAGTTCTAAGTTATACAGCAAGTGAAGATGCACCAAATGCACTAGCGGCAGACGGAGCTCTATGGTACAATTCAATTGTTGACGAAGTGGACATTATGATCCATAACGGAAGCACATGGGTAGGTTACCAAGACGCAACAAGTCCAGTCTATAATGCAAATGATGCTGAAAAAACAGATCCAGCAGGACCAATTGTAAGTGCTACAGAACCAACTCTACAGTCAGATGGTACTGCACTGAAAACAGGTGACCTTTGGATTGACACAGCTGATATTGAAAACTATCCAACTATCTACAAGTACAATGCTACAACAGCAAAATGGAACTTAGTAGACAAAGGCGATCAAACAACTGAAGACGGTATACTTTTTGCTGATGCACGTTACAATACAACAGGTACAAACAGCGGAACTGCCGGAGATATTGATACACTACTAACTTCAAACTTCTTAGATCCAGATGCACCGGATCCAGCACTATATCCAAAAGGTATGTTGTTATGGAACCTAAGACGTTCTGGCTTTAATGTTAAGAAGTTTGTACGTGGTTATATTAATACTGCACTAGACAATGGTCGCTTTAATGACGAATCAATGGATGCATATTATACACATCGTTGGGTAACTGAGTCAGGAAACCAAGAAGACGGTTCAGGTACATTTGGACGTAAAGCACAGCGTAAAGTTGTTGTACAAGCTCTACAAAGCCTAGTTAACAGCAATCAAGACATTAGAGATGATGAGTCGAGATTGTTTAACGTAATGGCTACTCCAAACTATCCAGAACTAATT